TAGTAATAGTCATCTTGAGGGTATGCTGAGTATGAGTTGGGGTAGAACTTCTTACCACAACTCACACAGTATCTTGCACTACTTCTCATCTGTACCAAATAACATTTCTTCGAATGTAGAAGAACTACATTCCTCAATGAACTTACTGAGGTGGCTTGGTACATTGGCTTGTACTTGCTCATAGTATTCTAGGTATTGCTCACCATGTTCTTGAATGAACTCTCCCTTTGTCATAATCTCTGCGTCTTGCACGATCTTATGATGATTAACTAACTGTTCCATATATTATCCTTTCTATTATTATCCCACAATATTGTAGTATTTGTAAAAACCTGTCAACAACTATTATAGTTATCTTTGCAACTTAGACTCATTCTAAACTGCGCCCCTTGCGCGCTCGCTGCATTTTAGGGGACCCTTGCGCATTTGCTGCCAGACTTGCGACCCCACCCCCGTACCCCGGATTTTGCATAAAAGGGATCCTAATGTTTATACTATATGCTTGATCTGCACATAGATATGGTCTAAAATCGTTTTCACTCTTAAAAGTAAAGGTGCAAAATTTTTTATAAAATTTTTTCGAATGCTAACCCCTGATCAATTAAAAAACTTACCTGAAGATACACGCAAAGAATATTTGCGAACATTATTGTTGCTTGACGAAAAGAAAAAAGAGCAAGCGATCAAAGATGATTTTTTAAGTTTTGTAAAACACATGTGGCCAGATTTTATTGAAGGTGAACACCATAAGATAATGGCTGAGAAGTTTAACCGCGTTGCGCGAGGCGATCTCAAACGACTCATTATCAACATGGCACCAAGACATACAAAGTCTGAGTTTGCATCTAACTATCTACCTGCATGGATGATCGGTAACAAACCTGATCTAAAAATAATCCAAGCAACAAACAACGCAGAACTTGCTGTACGATTTGGTCGTAAAGCAAAAACGTTAATGGAGCAGGATGAGTTTAAAAAAATATTTAATACAAGACTCAGAGAAGATTCTAAAGCCGCGGGCAAGTGGGAAACGGACCAAGGTGGTGAATATTATGCAGCGGGTGTTGGAGGTAGTATCACGGGCCGTGGAGCGGATTTATTGATTATTGATGATCCACACTCAGAACAGGACGCAATGAACATGGCCAGTTTTGATAGAGTTTATGAGTGGTACACATCTGGACCTCGACAGAGGTTACAACCTGGCGGCAGAATAATAGTGGTGATGACTCGCTGGAATGTCGCAGACCTGACGGGAAAGTTAATGAAAGCACAAACAGAACCAAAAGCAGACCAATGGGAAGTAATCGAGTTTCCTGCAATCTTACCCAGCGGTAAGCCGGTGTGGCCTGGATATTGGAAGTTAGAAGAGTTAGAAGCGGTGAAAGCATCCGTAAGTATATTAAAATGGAATGCGCAATACCAGCAAAATCCAACAGCAGCTGAAGGTAGTATTATAAAACGTGAATGGTGGAATGTGTGGGAGAAAGAAGAACTGCCACCGCTACAGCATGTCATACAAAGTTATGATACAGCGTTTATGAAAAAAGAAACTGCTGACTATTCTGCTATTACAACATGGGGTGTATTTACACCAGACGAGGACAGCGGACCGCAGTTAATACTAATTGACATGGTAAAAGACAGATTTGAGTTCCCAGAACTGCGTAGAATAGCAAAAGAACAATATGACTATTGGAAGCCAGAAACGGTGATCGTGGAGGCAAAAGCATCAGGATTGCCGTTAACCTATGAATTACGCAAACTTGGCATACCAGTTATTAACTTTACACCTAGCAAGGGAAATGATAAACATACAAGAATAAACTCGGTTGCACCTTTATTTGAATCTGGTATGATTTGGGCACCAGAAAAAAAATGGGCAGAAGAGGTAATTGAGGAATGCGCTGCATTCCCGCTAGGCGAGCACGATGACTTAGTGGATAGCATGACTCAAGCAGTAATGAGATTTAGACAAGGTGGTTTTGTAGAACATCCCGACGATTACGAAGATGAGCCTTTACCACAACAACAAAGGACGTACTATTAATGAAAAAAGAATTACTGAAAAGAATTCTAGGAGGACTTGGTTCTTTATTTAAAGACCGAGGTAAATACTTTGATCCAACAAGTCAGAACTTTGGTGAAGTATCAACTCTATTAAAAGGCGCTCCTAAAAACAAAATCGCAACAGACAAACAATTATTAGAAGCGGAAGTCATGCAACGAATGATGGCTGATCCAAAATATACAGGGTTTAGAAAATCAGTATTAGGTGAAACAGCAGAAGACGACGTGCTAGAAAATTTACAGACAGCGTTTTTAGGTAAAGACCCTGCAGTGATAAATCCAAACTCTGCACGAGGACGAAAGATGATGAGAGAGATGCAATTCTTTCCAAAACAAAAAGAAGGTATCACTTCAGCAAAAGCAGTTGAAGAAGAATCAGATAGAATTTTAAAAGCAATGCGTGATATGGAATCACAATCAAAAAATATGTTGACTGAGTCTACGTTCTTACTTGACGAACAAAAATTAAAGAACGAAGCAGTTGATATGTTCATGCGTGAAATAGACGACGGCTTTGAACCAACTGCAGCATTAGAAAGAATGATTAGAAAAATTAAATTAGCTAGAACTAAACAAGCAGATGGTGGACGTGTTGGAATGATGTCTGGAGGAATATCTAGTAAAGCTTTAAAATCTTTATTAGACCCAAAACTAAAGCAAGACATAAAAGAATTATTATTAATGAGACCAAAAGCAAACATGGGTATGGACCCAGCTAAAACTGCTGACATGCAACAAGCTGTAAATGTTATTAGAGATCCGCGCACAGATCTTGAGAGAATACTAAAAGACAGAGCAGATGGTACAAAAGCTACACCACTAGACACAATGACAATCCGTGAACTAGAACAAATGGTGCAAGACTCTCCACGATACAATGACAAACAAAAAGCTGTGTTCTTTAAATTAATTGACAAAGAAAAAATAAGAGCAAATCATTTTTATAATACAGGTGAAGAACTACCTGATGACATGCTTGAAATGTTATACCAACAAGGCGAAGGTAATTTTAATCAAGGCGGACGTGTCGGTATGTTTGCAGGTGGTAGTTTAATCGGTAAAGGTATTATGGAAGCCGCTAAACTTGCACAAAAAGGAGTTAAACCATTCGGTGCAAAACAAACATACAAACAAAAAGTAACTAAAGTTGGAGAAGATGAATTTCAAAAAGCAATGAAAAAAAACTTTGACAAAGAACTTTATGATATAAATAAAGTCAGAGGACCGAGAGGTAATCCTGAAGCAGAGTTATTTGATTTGTATGAAGACATAGCAAGCGGAGCTCGTTACAGTATGTTACCTGAAGCAACAAGAAGTAAGATGTTAAGTCAAATAGATGACTCTTTAAAAGCTATGGAGGTTGATGGTGCAGATTATCAAAACTTTAGAGCATATTTATTTGATGAATATAAGTTTCCAAACGAAACTGCTTATAAAGAACCAGGTTCAAACGTAATACCATTTAAACCAAAGACAAAAAAAGCAAACGGTGGTACAGTACCGCCATTAAAAGGCCCAGCGTCAGATGGCATGGGAAGTTTATTTAGGAGAAAATAATGGCTATAGATAAAGCACTAGAAAACCAACTCAAAGTTCCACAAACAGTCTACGACGAAGAAGTAGAACTAATGGCAGAACAACCACAAGAATTCCAAGAAGGTGGTGACGTTGATGTAGAAATGACTGATGATGGTGGAGCAGAAATAAACTTTGATCCTGCTGCAGAAATGATGGCAGGTGCACAAGAGCACGATGCCAACTTAGCAGATTTTTTAGACGAAGAAGTGTTAGCTGAAATTTCAGCTGACCTAGAAGAAAACTATGACGAGTACAAAAGTTCAAGAGCAGACTGGGAAGATTCCTACACAAAAGGTTTAGACCTGTTAGGTTTTAAATACGAAAACAGATCAGAACCATTCCAAGGTGCAAGTGGCGCGACACACCCTGTACTTGCAGAAGCAGTTACACAATTTCAATCACTAGCATACAAAGAATTATTACCTGCAGACGGACCTGTAAGAACAAAAGTAGTAGGCATGATAAACCCTGACAGGCAAAAACAAGCAGACAGAGTTAGAGATTACATGAACTATCAAATCATGTGCGAGATGAAAGAGTATGAACCTGAGTTTGATCAGATGTTATTTAACTTACCGTTGTCAGGTTCTACATTTAAAAAGATTTATTACGATGCTTCTCTTGGACGTTGTGTATCTAAGTTTGTACCTGCAGAAGATTTAGTTGTACCATACAACGCAACTTCATTAGAAGATGCAGAAGTTATTATTCACACAATAAAAATGTCGTCTAACGAATTGCGTAGACAACAGTTAGCAGGTTTTTATAAAGATATTGACATTGGAGAAGGTTCGCTGTCAAACACTGGTGATGTAAAAGATACAAAAGATAAAATAGAAGGAACATCAAGAGGCAACAACGAAGAAATACACACGCTGTTAGAATGTCACCTTAATTTAGATCTTGAAGGGTTTGAAGATATGAACCCACAGACTGGAGAACCAACAGGACTAAAACTTCCGTACATCGTAACGATCGACGAAGAGACAAGCACTGTTCTTGCAGTCAGAAGAAATTTTGAACAAAACAATCCGTCAAAAAGACGTAAAGAATATTTTGTTCATTTCAAATTCCTACCAGGACTCGGATTTTACGGGTTCGGCCTAATACACATGATAGGCGGTCTATCAAGAACCGCTACAGCTGCGCTAAGACAACTCTTAGACGCCGGCACCTTGTCAAATCTACCGGCCGGATTCAAAATGCGAGGCATCCGCGTTAGAGACGAAGCTCAACCGTTGCAGCCGGGCGAGTTCCGTGACGTAGATGCACCTGGTGGAAACCTAAAAGATGCATTCATGCCGTTACCGTTTAACGGTCCTAACCAAACATTATTGTCACTACTAAGTACAGTTGTACAATCCGGTCAGCGATTCGCGAGCATTGCTGATATGCAAGTGGGTGATGGTAATCAATCGGCAGCCGTGGGCACTACAGTTGCGCTCTTGGAGCGTGGATCGCGGGTTATGTCAGCTATACATAAACGTTTATACGCATCAATGAAGAACGAATTTATGTTATTGGCAGATTGTTTTGTAACATATCTACCACCAGCATACCCATACGACATTGTAGGTGGCAGACGTGAGATTTTTGCAGCTGACTTTGATCAAAAAGTCGACATTATACCAATTGCAGACCCTAATATCTTTTCACAAACGCAAAGAATCAGTATTGCGCAGTCAGAATTACAATTAGCACAGTCAAATCCTAAAATGCACAACATTTATCATGCATACAGACACATGTATGAGGCATTAGGGGTCAAAGACATTGATGTTTTACTACCACCACCAACTCCACCGCAACCTTTAGACCCTGCAACGGAGAATATTATGGCTTTAGGTGGTAAAAAGTTCCAAGCATTCCCAAAACAGGACCATCAAGCACACATGAAGTCGCATTTACAGTTTATGGGTACACTTGTGGTTAGAAATAACCCAGCTGCACTCACTGCATTACAAACAAACTGCATGCAACACATACAATTGATGGCACAAGAGCAAGTTGAGATGGAATTTGCGGAAGAAATACAAAAAATGCAGATGTTGCAACAACAGTTACAGCAATTACAGCAACAAATGCAACAAGACCCACAAGCTATGCAACAAATGCAACAAAATCCACAAATGATGGAAATACAGAAAACTATGCAAGAAGAAACGCAGAAAATGGAAGCTAGAAAAGCTGTTTTAATCTCTGAGTTTATGTCTGAGTATGCAGTAGCTGAAAAAGAAGTACTAAATACTATTGAAAACGATCCATTATTGAAACTTAAAGATAGAGAACTAGACCTAAAAGCTAGAGACAATCAACGCAAAGAAGAAGAGACAGAAGATAAAATAAATCTTGAAAGAGCCAAGATGTTACAAAACAGAGAGCTTGCAGAAGAAAAAATGGAACAAAATGACGACCATCAGAAACTTAGAGCTAGCGTTTCACTAGCAAAAGATGGTATAAAGAATATGCAAGCGACAATTAAGTCAGGGGAAATTTAATGGATGAAAATTTAGCAGTCCTTTTAGGATTAGGTTTAGGAGGCATAGGCGGATACTTTGGTTCTAAAAACAGACGTGAATCAGAGGCAGAAAGACTTGCAATGCTCTTAGATGCACAGAAACCAGACCCTAACGTAGAGTCTGATGCTATTAAATTATTTAAATTGCAAGAGGCAGAACGTGCAAGAATAAGAAAAGAAAACTTACTAAGAGAACAAGAAGCTAAAGCGGACGCTGAAGCTTTAGACGCAGAATATTTTAGTTTGGGTGATATATTTGTAGATCCTTTTACTAAAGGTATTAAAAAAGATAGTGTTGGCATTCCTGATTTTTTGCAAGAAGGACCATTAGTAGACGCTGCTTCTAAACTATTTGGTTTAGCGGAAGAGGGCCTAGACAACGTAACATCAGGTCCTTTGGCTGACAAAGTCAGAGCAGGCAGGGATAAGTTTGGAGAGTTTATAGCAAATAATTTAGTAAGCGGACCAGCAGTTGATGCTACTTCAGACCAACTTCGTCAATTTCAAGAAAACTTAACAAGCGGACCAGCAGTTGATGCTGTTTCAGACCAACTTAGACAACTTGAAGAAAACTTACCTGTAACTGGAAAAGCTATACATGATTATTTTTATGATTCAGGGGCCCAGCTTCAAGAAGATTTAAGCGGGGCATACGACACACTTTACAATTTAGGGGCAGGTACGAATGAATTATATAATGATATATTAGGCATACCTGGAGATATTAAAGACTTTATGGACTATGCAGAAATATTTAACCAAGGCGGCCGCGTAGGTTTAGCGAACGGCGGTCTAGGTTACTCTTACAAAAATAATATATTCAGCGCAGATCCAAGCACCGGGATCCCCGCAGTTGTAGACGCGGGTGGTGATGATGGTGTTGCTGATGATACGTTTATCAATTTATTTCCAGGTTTGTTTCCTCCAGTAGAAACGCCAGCAGAAAATATATTGGATACGCCTGTCATGCCTATGGGCGGTGGCGGTGGTGACGGACCTCCTGATTTTATGGTAGGCAATCCAGGATACGAAACGTTTGGTGATTTAGTAAGTGATGTAACAAGTGGTTTTGGTTTATTTGGACCACAGACCGGTGATTATAGCGAAGACCCAAAAGCTAGACCAGAACTTAGTTATTCTCCAATTGGTTCTTCTGTAGATGGTGAAGAAGAAAATTCTTTCTTTGGCTTTAATTTACCAAACTTTGCAGATTTACCTACTCCTACCAATACGTTCTTTAACAAACTAGGAGAAATTCGTGATTTTTTAAGTGATGCAATTACTAACCCAGACACAGGCAAAGGCGATCCCGATCCAAAACCTGGACCAAAAACACCTTCAGTAAACTCAACAGGTGGTATTGGTGAGAAACAGAAAAAATCAGGCGGAGGCGGAGGCGGAGGATATTCTGGTAAAGGTACAAAGGATCCAGGTGGACAAGAAGCAAGAGGTGTCTAATTAATGAAAAAAGACGCTAAAATCAGCAAGGTAATGCGTGAATATAAATCGGGTAAACTTAAATCTGGTAAATCTAAGAAAAAAGTGGTAAACAAGAAACAAGCTATAGCTATCGCACTCAGCGAAGCAGGTGTAAAAAAGAAAAAAAGGAGGTCATCATGATCGAACTTATAAAAAATAAATGGGCTGACACGCCTGTTAAATGGAAAGTAGCAGCAGGACTTGTTGTTGCTGTTATTATCATAGCAATCATAAAATAATTAATGGGACCATTACTCTCACTTCTACCTACAGTTTTAAAAACTGGCGCTCAGATATTCGCGAATAAACAAAAGGCGAAGATATTAATGTCAGACGCAGAACTATTAC